CAATTCGGTTTCCACATACTCGGAGATGATAAAGAGCGCGTCATCATAGCTGTGGCAGCCGTACACCCGCTCACACATTTCTCTGGACTGGTCGCGCTGTCCGTTTTCGCACAGCAGCCGCGAGGCTCGGCCAAGGATGGCAAAGATGTTGCCATCGTGGCCGAACAGCGCCATTTTGGGGTGTGTATTTTGTTTACTTTCTTTCTGCATTTTTGCTTCTCTCATCGGGCGATTTCCGCCTGCTCTCGTCTTATTGCCTTTTGCCGCATGGCCATCTGCGCCAGATCGCCATAGTCTGCGCCGTCAAGCTGCGGCAGACGCACGGCCACGGCGTAGCGCTTCCCGTAATGCTCGGCCAAGGCGGCGGTCGCCATTCGGCCGGGCGGGTCGTTGTCCAGACACAGTTCCATGCGGACAACGTGCGGGTGCCGGCGCAGAAATTCTTCCAGCGCAGCCGGCGGCTTTATGGTATGGCTTTGCTCCGGCACATAAATGCCGCCCAGCGACAGGCGATATTTATCGGCGGCACTACCCGCCAGTGTCATCTCAGCCATCGCGTCAATGGCGGCTTCAAACACGGCCACAGTATCGCTTTCGGCGGTTGGAGGAATACAAAAGCCGTACCTCTTATCGCTGCCCGGCGCTTCGGCCTTGAACGGCCTTCCGTACTGGTACGTTCCGCGCAGGGCGGCATATTTTGGCTGTCCTTGCTCATCTTTGCCGACAAACACACAGTTGTGATAGGGCACGCTCTCGTACAGAATGCCCTGTTCAATGCAGTAATTGATTACGGGAATCGAGACGCCGCGACCCAACAAATACTGCACAACGCGGTCATTGTTCGGTGCAGCGGCAGGCAGGGCAAAGGGTAGACGCTCTCCTTCTATGCTTTTGTGCGCGGGGGCGATATAGTCCGGATTTTCCTCACACAGCAGTTTCACGGCTTCGACAAACCGAACACCCTCGACATAAATCAGATAATCCAGCGCCGACTTGCCGCCGATGCCGCGGCTTTTCCAGTGCCAGACGCTGCTTTCGCCGTTGATCTTGAAGCTGTCGTGGCTGCGCAGCTCAAACTCGCCGCGGGCGCTGCTTTTCACAAGGTCGTTCGGTCGGTAGCGGCGCAGAAATTCTATCGCCGTCATGCGCTTGGCAGCGGCGATCTGCTCTTTTGTGACGCCGTTCATATCACAAAATCGCGTTCAGCAGCAAGCCGACCTTGTCCACGCGCTCCCACGGGAAATCCTCTCGGCCAAAATGTCCGCCCACCGCCGTGCGGGCGTAGAACGGATTTTGCAGATCAAGCGTTTCGATCATACCTGCGGGGGTCAGGTCAAAGACCTGCCGCACAGCTTTGGCAAGGCAATCGTCGGCGCACAGGAGGCAAGTGCCGAACGTGTCCACTTCGACCATGACCGGCTCGGCCATGCCGATGGCATAGGCCAGCGTGACCTGACACCGCTCGGCCATGCCAGCCGCCACCAGATTTTTCGCAATGTACCGCGCCATGTACGCGCCGCTGCGGTCCACCTTGGTCGGGTCCTTGCCGGAAAGCGCCCCGCCGCCTTGCGGGGCAAACGGGCCGTAGGCGTCCACTGCCAGCTTTCGGCCGGTCAGGCCGGTGTCGGCCTCCGGCCCGCCCAGCACAAAGCTGCCGCTGGGGTTGATGAGGATTTCCAGCGCATCATCCACGGGCTGCCCGCGCAGCGCAGGTGCAATGACCTGCTCGGTCAATTCCTGCGCCAGCTCGTCCGGATTTTTATTGGCGGCGTGCTGAACGGACAAAACCACAGTAGAGACGCGCAGCGGTGCGTCCTCGTGATCCGGTTCGTTTACGGCATACTCGACCGTGACCTGTGCCTTGCCGTCGGGGCCGATGCCGTGGATGGTGTCGGTCATGCGGGCCAGTGTCAGCAAGCTGGTCAGGCGATGCGCCAGCACCACAGGCAGCGGCATAAACTGCGGCGTTTCCTTGCAGGCGTAGCCGACCACAATGCCCTGATCGCCCGCGCCGAGTGCGTCCGGGTCGGTGTCGTCCAGAGGTACATTGACCGCGCCCGCGATGTCGGGACTTTGCGCGTGCAGCCAGCAGTCGATCTGAAACGCTTTCGGGTCATACCCGACGCCGCGCACAACATCCCGCGTGATGTTGAACACATCCGGCTGCACAGTCGTGCTGATCTCGCCCGCGACCACGATATGCCCGCGGGTGGCCAGCGCCTCGCACGCGACACGGGCGGCGGGGTCAACGGCAAGGCAGGCGTCCAGGACGTTATCGGCAATAAGGTCGCACAGTTTGTCGGGGTGGCCCTCGGTAACGGATTCGGCGGTATAAAACTTTTTCATGGCAGATTCTCTCCTTTTATAATGTAGAAATAAAAAGCGGCCCGCAGCCGAGAGGGCTGCGGGCCTTGGCGGAATTGAGATCATTCATCTTTCGGGGGCCTGTCGACTGGGCGGACGCCGGGGTCTTGAAACGGCATCCATCGCGGCAGCATAGCGTTCCGTCGTGCAGTGCTCTACCAAAATGCCAAAGGGCGTCCGGTGGAACAGCTGTGGGTCGTGGTAGAATTTCTCGTAACGGGTGAACTGCTCCGGCGTCAGGCCGACGAAGTTCTCTTCGTTATAGCCGCACACAAAGAACGTACCGGCGATGACATCATAATCGCCGAGCGCACGGTTCAGCGGAAGGCCCATCAGCTTGCCCTCGTCGTTCAGAACAACGCAGACGTTGTCATCCGGGAACGGGTAGGCAACATCGATCAACCCGCCGACGATTTTCTGCTTGGCTTCAAGGGTCGGCTCAATGTCGGCCTCGCGGGGATATTGCCCCGGTTCAACGATCAGGACTTTCAAATGTATCCCGATGCTTCTGCGGCCGGCACGCCTGCGCAGCCTCTCGCCATGCTTCCAACATAGGCTGCATAGGAATCCCGTTCTGGCGGCAGCCCTCCAGCACGGTATTCCAGTAATAGCGGCTTGGGCGTTCTGGCTCGTCCTTATACGGCGCATTCATGACGTACACCATTGCCTGATGGCCCACGCCTTTGCCTTGCACATCGACCGTGCGCCGGGCATAAAAATGCGGAAAGCCTTCGTAATGGTTGAGCGCTTGCTCGTCCTGTGCGCTGACTTTCCACAGCAGGCCGTCCACATGGTTGCCCTTGTCGGGCAAAATCGTCAGGTACCCGCCGCCCGTGCGGCGGAATGCCAACCGATACCCGTCCAGCCGCACACGCCCCACCGGCTCTGCATCCGGGCAACGGCGGGCCATCTGATCCAGATTCAAATTGCTGCCATAGGCAAAATATAAAGTTTTCTCGTTCAACCGTTCATCTCCAATCTATCTTGCGCCATCGTCCCGATGGCGTTGGTTGCAGGGATACTGCGCTTTGTCATACCGCCACGCGCGGTCGCCGGGCAGATTTTTCAGCAAATGCTCCCGCACATTTTTGTACTCCGGGCCGATCAACCCCAAGCGCAGCAAAAACGTGCGGAACGTAAAGGCAGGGTTATCGCCGACCGGCGTTTTGTGCGCCAGCGTTTTCTGTTGGTTGATCGCCTGCGCCGAGATTGCCATCGCCAGCACGATGTTGGCCTTGACTTCGCCCGCGTGCAGCGTAGCGTTGAACAGCCGAAACTCGACCGTGCCGTGGTAGAACACCGAATGCAGATTGAAGGCGTTATGTTGAGCTCAACATAACGCCTTTTATGCGCAGAAAAAAGTTATGCTGAGAATCTTTTAGAACAGACGTTACTTCGAGACTGTTCACCAGAAATCTCAGCATAATTTTCTACAAGGTCTTTAAAAACGACTTTAAGTCAGGGTCGTCGTTCCAATCCGGCATGGCAGGCGTATTCATCCTCGTGTCCATTGTTTCTAATGCCTTGCGCCGGGCTTCGGGATTAGCTTTTGCGTAAACCTGTGTTGTCTCAATAGATTCGTGCCCTAAAAAGTCACGAATATAAATGAGATTTTTGCCTGCCTCAACAAGATGCATTGCTTTAGAATGCCGGAGACAATGCGGTGTAATCTGCGGAAAAAATGAATCCACCGCAGTATTTGCTTTGTGGATATATTTTGCTAGCACGTAAGAAACACCGCTGCGAGTCAACTTTTTCCCTTGCGGATTTGTAAACAGCTGGTCATTGCGGCGTTCTGGTATATCAAGATGGTTCTCACAAATGTATTGGCGCAATACCTGTGCACACGGTTTGGTAAGCGGAACATCTCGACTTTTTCGCCCCTTCCCTAATAAATGTACAACCGGTAGTGAATCTATTCGGATATCGCAGATTCTTAAATCGCAAAGTTCCTGCACTCGTGCAGCTGAATCGTAAAGGAGAAGAATCATCGCCAGGTCTCTGCGACCTTTTGGCGTGGAAATATCAGGCTGTTCCATTAGAATATCGGTTTGCTGGTTACTCAAATATTGAACCGTCGGCTTTGCTGCTTTTTTGCTGTCAATTGAAAGAATGCGCTGACACAGAATCATTTCATCCGGGCATTCAATTTGTACATATTTTGCAAATGACTTCAGCGCAGCAAGTCGTTGGTTTCGAGAAGATATACTGTATTTGCGTTCAGTTTCAAGATATTGTAGAAATTCAAGAATCAGTTCGCGGGAAAGGTCGTTAAAAAGCATTTTCTCTAATTTAAAGCCACAATACTTTTCAAGGTAGCCATGAAAAATAACAAAGGTGTCCCGGTAAGAGTAAATTGTATTTGTACTGACATTTTTAGTTCCTGCCAGATACACGCTAAAGTATGCGGAGACTAAACCGGCGTAGCTGCATCTATTCCTCATTGCAAAGTACCTCTGTAATGGTATGGAATCGCTCATTGAATGGTTCGGTGACTTCCATGTAGGCTTCCGGGACAAGCCTCAAGTATTTTTCGGTTGTTGTAATTCGGTCATGCCCAAGAGCAGTGCGGAGAATCGGCAAACAGGTATATATGTCTTTTCCTTCGGAACTCCATTTGTTTAGAATGTGGACCGCAAAGGAATGCCTGAGATCATGGAGACGAGGCCCTTTTCCTCGACCTCGGTGTGGAATCCCGGCATCAAATAAGCATTTTCGAAAAATATCGTAAATTGTACTTGTATCATAGAATCCGCCATCAGGAGCAGGGAAAAAGTAAATACTTTTTGCATTTGCCACTAATGGATTACTGCGGTAGGATTTCATGTATGTAAGCATTGAGTCCGAAATTCCTACCAGCCGTTCTTTGTCTCCTTTTGCACCGTATATGGCTAAAACTCCAGCATCCAAATCAACATCTGCAACCTTAAGGTGCAGAGCCTCTGACACGCGCAGCCCACATGTATAAAGCAGGCGAAACAGAACCGGCATAACTAAATGTCGTAGTGGAGATTCTGAAGATTCTTTGGTACAATCTACCGCAGAAAACAATCTCTCGATTTCGTCTTTCGTAAAAATGTAGGGAACGAAACATTTATTTACATGAGGCGCAGGGTGGAATGCACATGGAGCATCATAGCCATTGCTGTGCAAATACTTACAAAGAATTCGCACATACGAAATCCGAAAACATTGCGTGGTTTCGTTTTCGTGAGGTCTCTTTTTCTCCCACTTTTGCAGCAGTTCTTTCGAAATGGCAGGTATACGCAATTGTTGCTCATTGCAAAAGTCATCGAATGCACTGAGTGCCTCAACACCGGCGTTGTATTTATTGCCAAGGGCACGTTTTTGCTCCACAACATCCAGCATATATGGTGCAAGCACACTGGTAAAATGGGGTTCAAGAAGTTTTTCCTCAAACACTAATCAGTCACCTCCAATGCGCAGCTGCGAAGCTGACGTACATTTACACCAATATATTTTTGAGTAGAATCGGCATTTATGTGTCCTAATACACCCTGAATCGAGGTAATGGGGATTCCTTCATCTAACATATGTGTTGCGAGGCTGTGTCGAAGCGAGTGAAGCCCGTGGTGCTTTATTGAATCCAAAGGAATGCCCGCTTTTCGCATATGCTTAATAAGAATGTTGTCAAAATTTTGCAGAGAGACGTATGGAGCGACTGCGCGGAGAAAAATTTCCGGGGCATCGCTTACAGGCCTTCCATTTTTCAGATAGTCTATTACAGCCCATCCAACATCTGTGGGAAGTGGTAAAGTTATCGGCTCTCCTGTTTTGACTTGTGTGAAAGACACCAAATGCTGTTCCCAATTAAAATTGGCAGGGCGAAGATTACGTATATCGCTGGTTCTAATGCCGAGTTTTACTGCAATCATTAAAACTGCATAATCGCGTTTCCCTTGTGGACTTTCACGGTCAACAGATGCAAGGATACTTTCGATTTGGCTAAGATCTAATGTTGTAGGAATTCGCGCGGAAGCGGATACTTTTACAATTGGCATCATTTTCAAAGACAAATCTGTTTCCTTGTAGCCGCTATGCGCAAGGTACTGAAAAAAGCGTAAAAGGATACTGTAATGGAGCCTTACAACCGAATTGCTGTAATTGCACGAAACAACTTTGACGTATCGATTTACAATATCTGCTGAAAGTGATTTGTAATCCGTGACTCCAACGCTGAACAAATAATCTGTAAAGCGAAGAAGAACATTTCTGTGGCTGCGCAGCGTATTCTCCCTGCGTCCGTGGAGAGATAGCTTTTGCAAGTAGTTGACCGCACCTTCTTGCAATCCTGCAGGGAACTCTCGATTCAACCTCCGCCGAAGCATAACCGCGTTGAAATGTTGGTAGTCTGACAACAAATCCATTGCACGGTGAACTCGTGAGCATCGCCGTTCTACTGTTCCCGGCTGCACACCGTAGCAATCCAGCATGAACTGCTGAGCCAATTCCGCTGTAAAATATTTCTTTTCATTTTTATTGCAGTACGCTAACAGGTTCCTAAACGTCGAACGAAAGCCTTGAATATAGTTTTCGCTATAGTGCTTTGCAATGATGCAAGGGATAACTCTTTCCACAAGTTCATACACAGTCAGTCGATTTCCATCATCCACAATAACAACCTCCATCATATCTGGAATACTCAAATTATATAGTTATTATGTAGAGAAAAACAGACTGTTTTTATGATTTTTGTCGCTGTACAATTAAAGTTTGGAACGTGGGATACATAATCGCTTTCTTGCCATAAACGGCATTATGTTGAGCTCAACATAACGCCTTGAACCTGCACAGCTTCTTTGAGGGCAAAGGCGTGGAGTTCCGGCTGTTCCAGTTCGATAACTTCAACCCGAACGCTCCGGTGGGCAAAAAAGGCGGCCTGCATGCCGGGCAGCTGAAAGCTTACGTGCAGCTTTGCCTGGCGATGAACTACCGTGCGCTGCATACCCGCGCGGCCAAGTACCAGCCCTTGCAAAGCGATAACCAGCGCTACACCATGCGCTGCTGGCTGCTGCGTCTGGGCTTCATCGGGGATGAATTTGCCACCGCCCGTGGAGTGTTCACGAACCGGCTTCCCGGTGATACCGCATGGCGCAATGGCCGCCCTAGCCAGGCTGCTGTGGCAGCGGTAGCGTAACCCCACAAAACCCAACAAAAGCAAGGGGCTAAGATTGTACACCTTAGTCCCTTGCACTATGGGCACACCAGAGTTAATATACACACGTTCCAAGAAAAACAAACGGAGGTAAATAGAAATGAATGCTCGTTATATGATGTATGTAGATGATGTTTTGCTCGGTGGTTTTGATGACTCCAGGGATTATAGAAAGGCAGCCCGCTATCTGCTTTCTACTCTCCAGAAACCGGTGTTCGTGGTGAACGTGCGTAAAGGGGTGCAGGTCAGATTTAATCTGGACGGAACCTACACCCAAATGTGGCAGGGAGGCGAAACCCTCCCGGCCATTGATTGAGCCGAAACGCCCACCTGGGCGTCCGTCGGGGCCAGCCGCCCGGCGCTGATGATGGCAGGCTGCAATGAAAGGATGGTTTTGAAATGTTAGTTGTTTTTCATGTTGACGAGGAAGGCGTCGTCTCTCGTGACCGGTGCTACCGCGCTATCTATTTCCAGGCGGATAAGCAGCTCCCAGGTGGTGGCCGCAAGGTCCGCCGTGACTTCTGGGCATCCTCGGTGCGCGAGGCCCAGACCCTAGCTCAGGAGTATGTGGATAAAAACCACTGCGCCATGAAGCTGCTGTCTGTCCATGAAAAGACCTCAAAAGGAGGATGCTGAAAATGAAATACTATCTTGCTTATGGTTCTAATCTGAACCTTACCCAGATGTTCCACCGCTGCCCGCACGCCCGCGTCATCGGGCACACGTCCCTGTCTGATATGCGGCTGGTGTTTCGCGGCTCGAAAACCGGCAGCTACCTGACGGTCGAGCCGGACGAAGCTGCCAGTGTTCCCTGCGGGGTGTTCGCCATCCAGGATGATGACGAGCTGGCGCTCGACCACTATGAAGGCTACCCGGTGTTTTACCAGAAGCAAACGCTGCACGTCCCGGAGGTCATGGCTGTCGGCACGAAGGAAGTCGTGCTGCGGGACATCGACGCCATGATCTACACAATGCCCACCGATCACCGTCTGGGGCTTCCCTCTACGTACTACTGGAAGGTCTGCAAGCAGGGCTACCGTGATTTTCACTTTGCCCTGCGCTATCTGGAGAAGGCACTGTTTGACAGCCGCGCGGAGATGGAATAAGCTGTAACTAGGAGCTGCTCAACTATGGCAGCAGTTTTTGACCGTATCAAGGGTGCGCTGTATGGCGTGGCTGTCGGCGATGCCCTTGGTGGCCCGCTAGAGTTCATGCCCCGTGAAGCTGTCCGTAGAGCCTACCCGGAGGGTCTGCGTGAAATGGTAGGCGGCGGATGGTTGAATCTGAGGCCCGGCGAAACCACCGACGATACCGCTATGACGCTGTGCGTGGCAAACGGAATCTTGGATGCGGAACTCTTGACATCCTCTGATCGTGCGGACGAGGGTGAACTCGCAGACGCCATTGGTAATCGATTCATTGCGTGGGTCGATACGAACCCGCCCGATATAGGGAATACTTGCAGAAGTGCGATTGCGCGGGCCAGGCACAATCTGGACGCTTATGGGCCGTTTTGTGCCTGGCACGATGCGGCTGAATCGTTGGGCGAAAACCAGGACGGTAACGGTGCTTTGATGCGTTGCATCTATCCAGGGTTGTGGTATCGTTCAGCAGGATATGCAGGGTACGTGGCCGCGCGGCAGTCGCACCTGACGCATTCTGGATTGGAGAGCGAGACGGCCTGCCGCCGTTATTCAATGCTTGTGAGTGCTTATGTGAGTAGCAAGGTAACCCGGCGCTATGAGCGACGGCTGCTGGAACTCATTCCTTGTAACGATTGCGGGTCGGTGTCCGAAATTCCAGCCGATTGGTCGCCCTCCGGCTACGTTGTTGATACGCTGCATGCGGTCATGCTGGCGATGCAGGAGCCGACCTTTGAAGAGACCCTTATCAAAGCAGTAAACTTCGGCGGTGACGCCGACACCGTGGGTGCGATTGCTGGCGGTCTGGCGGGTGCAAAGTACGGCTTCAAAGCCATTCCTAAGCGATGGGTAGCTGCGCTTGACCCGGCACTGCATGCCGAACTGGACAAGCTGGCCAAGCTGGCCTATAGCAACCGAAAATAACAAACAAGGCCCGGAGCTTTATAGCTCCGGGCCTTTGTGCCGCGTGTAAATCAGTAGTCCCTAAATGGACACTGCTTGCAGATTTCCTGCCAGCCTTGTTTGTGTTTGAAGCGCTCCGGGATGGCCGCTTCATTGTTTCCCTGGTTTTCCATGCAATCGACAGGATCTATCCATGTGTCCACGAGGGGGCACTTAACGCGCACCGCGACACCGAATTCGTCGGGCTCATATTCAATATTCCCTAAATAAGCCATTTTGTTCAAGTGCCTCCATTAGTGCTTGTGTACTGGCATCGTATTCGGCTTTGCCATACGCTGTTCGTATTTCTTTCTTTAGCAGGTCTACGTAAGCTACACCGTTTTGGCTGTAGTAACGCTCGAAGCGCCCGTTCCATACCGTAACCGAGATCGCGGCCTGTTGAATGAACTCTTTAGCCTGTGCTTCGCTTATGTGATGCTGCCTCTCCTGATTGACATGGGTGTCGTCAAATGAAAGCTCTGCCAAGTCCAGCTCTTTGGGTGTCAGATGAATCTGTGCTTTTTGTGGCAGATTTCCTGCGGTTCGCAAATTTTCTATCAGTATAGCATTATTTTGTTCGGCCTGCAAGCGCCTTGCCGCCCATACCGCACTGCTGGCTTCGCTGCGCCCGAAGCCGGGCACGGTCTCCCGCAGCTGCTGCTTGTGTCGCCCGGTCTGCTGCAAGAAGTCGTCCAGCCTGCCCCTGGCGGCGGCCAGGCGGCCCGCTGCGGCGCTTTGCAGGTCAGCCTGATTAGTTTCCTTGGCGAGGACGTACTCGCGCTTCCAGCGCCGGATCTGGCGCGCCAGGGCGCGCTGGCGGCGATCGGCCTGCTCCTCGGTCAGCAGCTGACCGTTGTATGGAAACTTTGGGCGGTTGTATTCGTCCAGCATCTCCTGGGTGTATGCAGGCTTGCTGATCCCCGGCCAAAACGGATGCCAGTTGTGGCGGCAGTTGGCCCCGGCAAAACCGCGCACGTCGCCGTAACCGATATCATCCAGCGTCAGGTAGCCGGGCTGGCCGGAAAGGCTGACCAGTTTGCCCTGCCACCAGCTGTGGTTCGTGAAGTCGACCTGGCCGTCGCCTGTTCGGGCACCGCCGTGGGCAGTCAGCTCCATGATATCCACGTCCATGCTCTCCGCGTTATGCTGGCTGATATCCATGGCGGTCTGGTTGATGCCAGTGCGCATGGCGCGAAGCACTACGGTCTCTAGCTTATCCGTGTGACCGCTGGGGTAGGTGATCGCATCAACCCCAGAAGCCGCAAGCTCCTTGATGCTCCGGCGGACGACCTGGTCATAGCTGAACGCGCCGCTGGCTACGCTTAGATGCCCCTGATCGAGAAGTCGGCCCAGCTGTTCCTGTACAGCAACCGGTAGGTTATGGTTTCCCATTAGGGCGCGTGTCTGGGTCAGGTTGTACAGCGTATTCATGGTGCGGCGGTATCCGCTCTGCGCCAGCTGCTGGGCCACGGCGCTTGTGCCGATGCCCTCCGGCTCTGGCTGCCCTGCGGCGCGGTAGAAGCGGTTGTCCTGCTCCTCGGCTTCCAGCATGGCTTGGGCGAAAATGGCAGCTACCTGGGGTGCTGCGTCCGCCATGAGCTGCTCCATGCGCTCTGCCAGGTGTTTGCGGCTGGCACCGAGAGCCTGTGCTCGCTCGGCCTGCCACTGGGCCCCCTCGGTCATGTAGTTGGCATTGGCAATTCGGCGTGCTATGTCCAGGAGGATGTCCAGCTCCAGGTCGTCAAACGCTGCCGCGCACCGCTGGGCGTAATCCTCGACCTGCTCTGGCCTCAGCAAGGCTCCACACGGTGCTTGCCGCCCTCGATGGTAATCTTATACCCTAACCACCGTAAAGCGTCGCACGCGCCCTCATAGCGGCCCCAGGCGGTCATGCTGCGGGCAACCCCCGCATTCAGTCGGAGCTCATCGAGCTTTTCCGCTGCTCTTTTTGCCGGAGCTGGATTTTTGGTCGTTTTGGCTGCTGCCATTGGTAAGCACCCCCTGTAAAATGTCGGTCGCCATGGATTCCTGCTGAATGGCGGCAATGGCCTGCTGCGCAGTGGCTTCATCCTCGCCATAGAAATGCTGGCGGTATTCTACCTTGCTGCGCAGGCCGAGCTGGAGCTCTGACTGCCACTGCACCATTTCGGTCTGCCGATCGATGATGATGGAATCGTCCCACTTGAAAGAAATTTCAGGCGCACCTGCTCCGGCAGGCACGGTATCCAGCTGATCTGCCCAGAAGTCAAGGGCGGCAATCAACCCACGCAGTGCGTCCTCCAGCGCGGCCTGAATATCGCTGACGGTCGCGTACAGCTTTTGGCGGCTGCTGATGATTTCGGTTGCGGTCTTTTCGGTCTCGGCGACTTGGGAGAGAACGCCGAAGCTCAAGCCGCATTTACTCTCAACATGCCGCAGATACTGGTTCAGGCCACTCAGATAGTTGCCATCGCGCAGGCTGGGGGCGAAAATCTGGTAAAAGGTTCCGCCGTCTGCAATGCCCGTGTTGATGTTCATGCCGCGGAACAAACGCTGGGCATGTTCCGGAGCGCGTTCGTTGAGCGCCTGGGCGGGAACGCCAAAGCGGCGCAGGCTTTCTTCGTCGGAGATAGGGGCACCGTTTTCGCCGATGGGGACGAGGTAGTTTTCATCAACGTCTACACCAAGTTCGCCGCCCTCGTATTCCCAATCCAGGCGAGTGAACTGGACGTCGGCATCGATAATCTCCGGGATGCCTGGCGCAAAAATGGCCGCGCCCAGCTCATTGTTGGGATCCACTGTATTGACAATGGGTGTGACGAAATAACCGCAGGGCACTTTATCCAGCCCGGGCAGGTAGGCGATGGGTTCTACGTCTTTCCACTCTGGACGGGCGTCCAGCCCGATGGCGGTGCCCAGCTCGTTGTGGGTGCTTCCCATAAAAGCCAGGTTGATAACCTGTACACAGGGGTATTCTGCCGCAGCCGCAACGTCGCGGGCTTCCAGGATGTCGCGCTCCTTGTCGTGGTAGTCCTCCGGGCCGAGCAGGACGTGCATCCACTCCAGGCGGTTGTACACGTTCTTGCTATCCTGAATGCGGTTGACGAATACCACTTCCGTCAGCTCGCCGTCGGTGTTGGTGCTGATCGGGTAGATGCTGTCGGCACTTACAAAGCTCACCCCGATGTCGTTTCCGGCCTGGTAGGGCTTCCAGGCGCCGCTGCCCAGGGCCAGGGCCACGGACAGGATTCTGCGCCTGCGGGGGCTCATGACCTTTTGCATTTTGCGGTTGATCCAGTCCGCGCGCTGGCTGCCCTGGACGTTGATTTCCAGCTCCAGCGTGGTAAGCCGGGCAAGCTCTGTACAGATTGCAGCAGGCAGGCCCAGGGCTTTGGTATCCGGGTTCTGGTCGCAGGCTTCTCCCTTGATGGCCACGCGGTACCAGTTCTCGATGGCGGCCTGCTGCTTGTCGGTCATGAGGGTCTGCACGCCGAGCTCTTGTTCAATCTGGTTAAAGTCAATCATGCGTTTCGCACTCCTCGTTTCTGCCATATCGGTTCCATGGCGTAGCGTACCATGTCGATGCTGTGGTTGTCCGCGTCGATGTAGGTGTTTTGGACTTCCTGGGTTTTCTTATCGATGGGATACTCGTACTCGCTGAATTCCCGCGCGGTATGCGGGCAGCGCACGGGGTCAATGACAATTTTGGCGCGGCTTTGCAGCCATTTCATGCCGTCCGTTACGCTGGTACCGCCATGGGCGCTGTACTTATGGCAGCCGCGCAGACCGCGAAAGCCCAGGTCCCGCAGGGTTGCAATGCTTTTGTTGCCTGCGCTGTCAGCAATGATTTCCTTGTTCTTCCACGGTTCCAGAACGCGGGCCAGGTCTTCATCCTTTTCGCGGGTGGCTCGGTGCTCGGCAAAAATGTACAGGGTCCGCTTGGGGCTGCTGTAGGCCATCTCGCCGAAGTGGTTCGGGTCCGGGTACCAGCCCCAGTCCAGGCCGCAGTAGGTCCGGTCAAACTGCGAGATTTCTTCGCGCGAAATTTCCCGGATTTCCAGGTTATCAAATACCTGTGTGCCGCACCCCACCACCTCGCCCAGGTATTCATGCGCGTAGGCGATGGGGTCCCGCTGTTTTAGGACCTCGGCTTCGTCAAAGAACTTCGGACCCAGCCAGTCTGCGGGGGTGGTCAGGTAGGTGGTATGATGCCGGAACTGCCGGGGCTTGGGCTCCCGCTTGTAGCGGTTGACCCAATGGCGGGCCATAGCAGGGGAGTTGAAGGTCTTGAAGGCAAAGGCGAAGGGGCCGCCGCGGAATACAGACTGTTCGACGTTTCGGATTTCTTCCTCTCCGTCGTACTGGTCGAATTCCTCAAAGTGGGCCACGCCAAAGTAGCCAAACGGTGCGGCCAGGGATTTCAGCTTGCCGGAGTCGTCCAGGCCGTAGAACTGGATGGTCTGCCCGGTGGGCAGGTACTCCAGGGTGTAGGGCTTCTTGGTCTGCTTCCAGAGGTGGCGGATGCCCATGCGGTCAATGACGCGGTTGTATTCCGGCCAGACGGAGGTCACGATGGTGTTGGCAACCTTACGCAGGACGATGCCGTGGATGTCCGGCACCCGCATAATGAGCAGGATGTGCTCGGTTGCGGCAAAGGTGGACTTGAGCGAACCACGCCCGCCGTCGCCTAGGTACTCGGTGTAATTGCCACTCCATACCGCGGTGTGGGCAGCGTAGTACTCAGGAATGATCAGGCTGGTCAGCCGTACCTCCGGATTGCTGCTGATCGGCAGTGTCCGGCGGTTTCGTTGCTGGTATGTCATCGATGAATACCACCTTTCCGCTCATGCCCCGCAGCTCTGGGTGCTCACTCCAGCGATCAGGGCACTTATTTTTGAGATAAAAACAGATCGCGCCCAGGTCGCCCTTGGATGCTTTCTGAAAAAGCGCGTTCTCCACGATGGCGATGGAGGCTTCCCGACCATTGTTGAACGCAACCCCGATGGTAGCCGGGTACTTGGCAATCCAGCGCCGCAAGGTTCGTGGGGCGATGGGCACGCCGCGCAGACGTTCCATATTGGTGCAGATTTCTTCCTGCGATAACCCCTGCTGCGCCCAGCTCTGGAGGAGCAGAAGGCCCGTGGGGTCAGTCCAGTCCTCGGCCTTTGGGCGTTTTTTCGGCAATGCTCACACCTCCTCCGTAGCGGCGTTCTGTGGGGTCTTAGTGTTTCTGTGGGTAACTTGTCGCATCAGTTCAGTTTGACCGCCTCACGGCCCGTGAACTGCTGCCAGCGGTCGATGATGACGTCGGCGTACTGCGGGTCAAACTCCATCGTAAAGCAGCGGCGGTTCATCTGCTCGCAGGCGATCAGCGTGCTGCCACTGCCGCCGAACAAGTCCAGAACGATTTGTCCAGGCTTGGAGCTGTTCTTGATGAGGTGGCCGACCAGGGGCACCGGCTTCATGGTGGGGTGCTCTTTGTTGGCGGCGGGCTTGTCGTAGCGCAGCACGGTCGTCTGCTCCTTTTGCAGGTATTCCTGCACACGTGTGGCCCATGCCAGCAGATCCTCTTTCTTCATCTTCTTGAGGTCCTCCGGCTTGGCGTCATCAATGACAGTGGTGTTGGTGCGGTCGTTGATGAAGTAATGGCCTGCACCCGGCTTCCAGCCATACAGGCAGGGTTCGTGCTGGTACTGGTAGTCGGCGCGGCCCAGCACCAGGCTGTTCTTGACCCAGATCAGGCAGCCGTGCAGCTCCCAGCCTGCCTCCCGGAACATGGCACGGAAGGCTTCGCCCTCGGTGTCTGCGTGGAAGATGTACGCGGCTGCGCCGGTGCGGCAGGCATCGTAAGCGCAGCAATATGCCTGGAGCAGAAATTACCGGAACTGGCTTTCGTCCATACTGTCGTTCTGGATTTTCTTGCCGTTGCTGCCCTCGTAGTCCACGTTGTAGGGCGGGTCGGTGACCAGCAGATCCGCCTGTTCGCTGCCCATGAGCGCGTTGACGTACCGAGGGTCGGTGCTGTCGCCGACCATCAGGCGGTGGTTGCCCAGCTGCCAGATGTCGCCAACGCGGCAGGTGGGCTCCTCCGGCAGCTCCATGTCGTAGTCGTCATCCTCGGCGTCACCGTCCACCTGCTGTACAGCAACGTTCAGGCCAAAATCGGCGAAGTCATAGTCCAGGCCCTGGATCTCTGCGTTCAGCAGGGGAATGTCCCAGACCGCTACCTCACCGGTGGAATTGTCGGCCACGCGGTATGCCTTGACCTGGTCAGGGGTAAGGTTGGCCGCCACCACGACCGGAACCTCTTTCAGCTTGAGCATCTTGGCGGCCTTGTAGCGGGTGTGCCCGACGATGATCACGCCGTCCTTGTCCACTACGATAGGCTGCTGAAAGCCAAATTCTTTGATGCTGTTGGCTACCGGCTTGACTGCCGCGGTGTTGTTGCGCGGGTTGTTCTTGTAGGGGTGTACGTCACCAATTTTCCAGGTTTGAACTTCCATGTTTTGTCCTCCGCTTATAGGTTCTCCCTCTATCGTACCATGGTTTCAAGCATCAAATGTGACGGGATTTTTTGGCATAAAAAAGCGGCCCCGTGGGAAAGGGAGGCCGAAAACCACGGGGCCATAAAACGGAGGTGCAGGGCGCAAAAATGAAAAATCACCCGGCGGTATTATCATACCATCCGGGTGAGTGGAGAATGTGACAGGTTTATTTGGTTTTCTTCTTAGCCTTTGCGGCGGGCTTCTTTTTCTTGGTTTTGGAGCCGAACAAATCCGGGTACAGCTTGGCAAGATCTGCTTTGCTGGGGCCCTCGCCCTTCATCCGCACGTTAGCTTCGAACTCTGCACGGGTAGGTTTGTGGTTCATTCTTCATCCTCCTGCTTGTTGAAAAGCTGCGCACAGGCCTCCTCATAGGGGAGGTTGCGACGGCGTACACGCTCGCTGAATTCGGGAATGTCAGAGAGCGTCATCCCCGGTTGGCTCATTTTCTGGTTGCAAATGTCGATAATCTGCATGTCTGTCAGCGAGCGGAAGTAACGCTCCTGCCCCTCTTGGGTTTTGGCGATTTCGTCTTCTGTCATCCCTTGTGCGCTCAGCGCTTTCAGGCGAGAAAGCAAATCATTATCGCTGATTTCGCAAAGAGGTCTATACAAATCCATTACTTTTTCCTCCGTAGGTTTTCTTCAACGTCAAGGTAGACAACCGTGGCACCGTGGTTGTTCTTGGTCCAGGTGGCTTTTTTAATGCTGAATCCTCGACGATTGATCGAGGAGGGCAGTAAAACCTCATGCTCACTAGAAATCTTTGACAGGTGTCTGAAAGGCACACCAGAAATGTTTTTGCCCGGAGCCTCGCGGAGAATGACGGAGATGAAATCGCCGTGGTTTGCAGTTAAACCTGAAAATTCACGGGCTACCTCTGGGTTGCTGGACATACTGGTGACGCCCTTTTCGGTCCAGGTGCCATTTGATATTAGGTTCTTTAGGGCTTTTTCGCCGTTGCCCCATTTAACTCCACGGTAAATTGCGCCCTTGTAGATAGGGGCGTTCTTTCCGCTCAGCACCCGGTCAATGAGCTCGATTTCTCTCGCTACTTTTGGGCTGTTGTCGGGGTTGTTGTTATGAATTGCGTGGAAGCCCAGCTCTGAGTAATGCTCCAGCGCTTTAACCGCTGCTGTCTGTTCTGCATCGGTCAGTCCGGGGCAGGCCATTCTTACCCAGGCGCGTTTTTGTTTACCTGTCAGCTCGTGGTCGGCAATGTGGGTGGTTGTTTCCGGGTGGTTCCGCAGTGCGGCTTCCTCCGCTTGCGTTGCGGTAGCCGCCCGCATGCCCTGCTGTGCTCCCAGTGACCCTCTGCCCATGATCGACCCTCCCAGTTAGTTACTGGGTTCATCGTATCATGGTTTTTAGGGGCAAATGTGACAAGTTTATCCGAGCTCTTTGGTGAATGCCTGGTACTCGCGCTCGCCGTAGCAGTAGACGCGGATGTCGGTCAGGCTCTTGGCGGGGAAGGTGCGCAGGGTATCCGCTGCAATCTTCACTGCTTCATTCAGCGGGTAGCCGTAGATGCCAGTACTGATGGAGCAGAACCCGATGCTGTGCAGGCCCAGTTCCTCTGCCCGTTCCAGACAGCTGCGATAGGCGCTGCGCAGGAGTTCTGCGTCTTTCGTTGCGCCTGAATAAATCGGGCCGACCGTGTGAATGACGTACTTGGCTTTGAGCCGGAACCCTGGGGTGACGACGGCATGCCCGGTGGGACACCCGCCGATGCGGTCGCAGGCGCGCTGCATGTCATCCCAGCCGGCCTCGGTGAAAATGGCACCGCATACCCCGCTGCCGCCAGCCAGCCGCGCGTTGGCGGCGTTCACGATGGCGTCGGTGTCGGCGTACACTACGCTACCGCGCAGGACGCTGATTTTTGCCATGTGCTTCACTTCGCTTTCTTTGGGAACCGCTGCGGGTTCACCAGACTGGCTTCACTATACCACGTTCTGGCGGACAAGTCAATCTTGCGCACAGTTACGTCTGTTTTTATCCGCCTGCGCCAGCTTCCCGGCGTACTGCTTGGTCAGGAACCTCGCACCCATCATCGTGTGCGGGAAGTTCTTGTACTGGATGCCTGCGTCCTTGCACACCTGCTCGATGTCCGGTGTGAGCTTGCCATACACCAGCAGGCCGGTGGGCTGCTTTTGGCGGAAAAGCTCGCGTACGCCATCCATGAAGTAGCCGTACAGCTCCCGGCCCTTGACGCAGCCTACCGTGCTGATTGCCACGGTGCTGTGCTCCGGCAGTCCCTCAAAGGTCCAGGCAAAGCTTGCTTTGTCTGCCCAGCTGGCACTGGGGATCACGTTCAGCCCGCGTGCCTGCCACCAGGCCCCCAGCAGCTGGTTGCGGTAGTGGTTCCATTTCTGGAGTGGCTCCGGGAAATCCAGGTACATGGAGAAGTCCGGCTCGACCACGAAGGCGAATTGCTCCAGCAGTTCCAGGTACACCTCCGGCTTTGTCCAGATCCGTTCAAACTGGTAATCGTCACTGTAAAAGTGCAGGCCCTGCGCTTCCCGGAAGTCGCAGCTGAGTGCGTCCTTAAACCGCACCATGGTATCCACGCCCTCCGGCCATGGGGCCGCCTGCATCTTGGCAAATCCGCCCGGTGTGAGCTCGACCTCCGGCAGCAGGTGCCAGTTCACCAGCGTGGCGGTCCTGAACCGCCCGTTGTCCTTGCCTCCGTTTGCCATGAGTGCTCTCCTCCGTAAATCTCAAAGCACCCGGCAGGTTACGCACCGTTGGTAGGCTCGCCGGGTTTCGTTATCAAAACGCCCGGCGGTTGCGCATCGTTGAGAGGCTGCCGGGAGAGTGGCCCGCCATGGTACGCTTGGGTGAGTGGGGAGTGCTCTGCCAGAGGCGTGGTCGGGCCTATGGTTCTATCGTATCATGTTTTTCGTGGTCAAATGTGACAGAATTAAGCCCTCTGTGGGCGATCTGGCAGACCGTGTTCGGCGTGTTGTCCCCGCCGATGATGAGGGCCACCTGCACCCAGCTGCGTTTGCCCGGCCCCAGAAAAGCGCAGCGGAGGACCCGTTGCGTCAGCGGGTCCTCTATGCCATCAATAATTTTGCGGCGACGCACTCGGCTTAACCGCCGGAACTGGCGTATTGTCACGCGTCCTCACCTCCATGCGTATGATCCATGTAGATTTTCGGTTCGTCGTCCTCTTCCAGGTGGGCAGCAGCTTTCCCGGCGCAGACCCCGGCGGTGTAGGCGGCAGACAGCAGCGCAGCCAGAATGGCGCTGCCAATGACGGAGAGCAGGATATCCATCAATCACCACCACCTTTCTCTGTGGGTGCGTTGCGTGGGTGACGCGTCTCCTCTGCCAGAGCCTTAATGCCCTGAATCAACCCCTGCTGGCAGGCGCTCTTGCTCTCCAGCGCTCTGGCTACCAATTCATCCGCACCGTTCTTGACCAGCAGCCGATGGATGATGACGGGGTGCTGCTGCCCCTGTCTGTACAGCCGCGCGTTGCCTTGCTCGTACAGCTCCAGGTTCCACGGCAGGCTGTACCAGATCAGGTGGTGCCCGCCATCCTGGAGGTTCAGCCCGTAGGCGCAGCTGGCAGGCTGGGCCAGCAGTATGTCCAGCTCTCCGTGGTTCCAGGCATCAGCTTCCTCACGGCCTGCCAGCACGGCGAATCTGAGGCCCTTCTCGCGCGTTTTCAGCGCTGCCTGTAAAAGTTCCCGGTCAAAGTCAAAACCGTAAAAAACGAGGGCTTTCTGCCCGTCCAGCGCGTCGATGAGCTCCATGAACGCATCCAGCTTGCAGTGGTTCAGCTGATGAACCTGCTTTTCTGCATCGTACATTGCGCCGTTGCACAACTGGAGCAGCTTGCCGGTCAGGGTGGCCGCCTGCATCGCGGTGATGGTTTCGCTGTCCACTTCCAGTAGCTTGGCGGTCTGCATCTCCTGGTAGGTCTGCCAGTCCTTGTCGGGGAAGACCACCGGGATATCCTCAATGATTTTGTCCGGCAGGTGCAAGTGGTCGGCTGCCTGGATGCTGATTGCAATGTCCGCCAGCTTTGCCTGGATGACCTCCTCGGCACCTTTGCGGGGCCGCCAGCTGTACACCTGCATCCCGTTGCGCTTATCCGGCTGAAAGTAATTGTCCCGGTACTGGGTGAAGCGCTGGCCCAGCCGCTGCCCCTGGTCCAGCAAGTACACCTGCGCCCACAAGTCCAGGTAGTCTTTCGGCGCGGGGGTGCCAGTGAGCTCCACCACCCGGTGGATGAATGGCCGAACCTTGCGCAGGGCTTTGAACCGCTGCGTGCTGTGGTGCTTGAAGCTCGACGCTTCATCCAGGACTACCATGTCAAAGGGCCATCGCCTGCCGTATCGCGTTGCCAGCCAGACGACGCTGTCCCGATTGGTTATGTAGATGTCGGCTCTTTTTAACAAGGCCCGCTCGCGCTGCTGTGCTGTCCCCAGTACTGTGCTTGTCCGCAGCCATTGCAGGTGTTCCCATTTCTTGATTTCGTCCTGCCAGGTTGCTTCCGCCACTTTCTTGGGGGCAACAATCAGCACTTTGCTGACCTCGCCCAGCTGCAGCAGCGTGGCTATGGCGGTTAGGGTGACCACCGTCTTGCCCAGGCCCATTTCCAGCCAAAGCGCCACGCCGGGGCGCTCAATGACCGCGTTGATGCAGTCCTGCTGGTAAGGGTGGGGGATAAAGCTATTCACGCTGGCTAACCTCCTCGTATTATAAAGTAGTAGTTATTAGAGTCCCTCTCCAAGGACAAAATGCTACAATAGACAAGGTGCTGTG